CAAATTTATATTGGTTTACTACTGCCATTAATCTAAAAAGAAGCTTCTAGCTTCTATCTCCTGTTTTAATTCTTCTTGAAACGTTGTGTTAAGTTTCTCTAACACGGCATCTAAATCTCTTACTAAAGACTGTGCCACATCTTCTTCATACTCTGAGCTTGCTCTTGTTAATGTTTGTACTATTTTAGCCATTATATTTCTTCTTTTAATAATTCTTCAGCCAATTCTTGTGAATTTATTAATTCTTCTATTCTTTTAATTTCATCCCCTGTTGGAACAATTTCACCTTGATCATCACTATCTATACTATTTAAATCACCTTTATAATAATCAGTTATATTAGAATTGGGATATTTGTTATATGTTGAAAGCATTAATTCATTATCAAGATCATTATAGTAACCTGGATTACTAAAGCTACGCATATCATAAGTTGGTTCGTTATATCTTTTTCCTAAACCAAAACGTTGTCCAAGACCTCTTAATGTATTTCCAAAAAGTCCACCACTTCTAAGAAAGCCCATGATTCCACCACCTCTTGTTTTACCATAAGCTTGTGGTGCATATGCTTTAGCTGCTGCTAATTCTGCAGGACTCACAGTATTTCTACTATCAAAAAAACCAGGGTTAACTCTTTGACCACCACCTGCTGCAATAAATTGATTTCTATAATCTTGTACGTTTTGATCAACAACTCCTGGCGCTAAAGCTGGACCTGATCTGACTCTTTCAGATTCAAATGCAAGTTCTCTTGCATCTGTTCCACTTCCACCACCTATTTCAGCAGCGCTAGTTGCAACACCAGACATACCAGTATCTTTAGTTGTATCATTAGAATCATATGAACCCCAACCATTCAAACTCATAATACCTGATGGTCCTTGGTTAACTCCACCGTTTAATGAGCCGTGTAAATCTTGTTTAACAAGTAAATCTTTTTCTGCTGGTGTAATATATGCTAATTCTGTTGTAGGGTGATCTGGACTTGACTGCCAATACTTAGGTGCATTAATCATAGGTTGTTCACCTAAATAATTTTTCATTCCACCTTGACTAGCAATTCTTCCAACTCTTTGGCCCATTGCATACATCTGTCTAGCTTGTTGTAATCTTGTAATTGACATTATCGTCTTCCTCCAGCATGTATATCTAACCTAAAAGTCCCTAACTTCCAACTAGTGTCTACTGCTGTATTTGAAATAGTTAAAGCAATTGCTCTAGCTCTTGCACGTGTATTTACTTTTGTGGTGCTGGTTGCTACTGTGAAAGGTCCAAGTGACGAGCTTGCTGCTGTATCATTTGGATAGTCTCTTAGATCTAATTGTATAATGGCATTTCCTGTTTGTGATATAAAGTCAGGTATAATTCTACTTACTCTCATAATATTTTCACCGTCACCTCTAAGGTCAGCCATATTAGTAGCTGCTCCTCTTACAACTTTTTGTGTAATATCATAATCACCGGATGTAATATTAGCTGGTATAGCTGCTGTTACTCCACCTTTTACTTGGTTAACTCCTGTTTCGTGTTCATAGTAAATAGAAATACCATCAGTATTACCTACCGTCTCACATGTATCCGTACCTGCATCATATGAAGTTCCATGTGGTAAACCAAATACCGCTGAATCTTCCCATGTTGTTCTTGGAAATAAACTATTTGCATTTGTAAACCATATAGGTCGTTTTGCTGTTGAATCTAAATAACTATATGTAACTGCTCTATTAACTACATTTGAATTTGAAGTACAATAAAACCAAGTAATTTCACCAAACAAATTATTGATACCACAATAAACTAATTGATTAGATGTTGTATTAAGATCATCATAAACATAATCTTCAACCAAACAATCCATAGATTCTAGTTTACCAGTATACCTAAAGAAACCATTATCAGACATCCAGTACGCAGCACCATCAACTTCTACAGCTGCATTTATTCCAATCAATCCACAGTTGGTACCAACTTGTTCAAAGGCAAAAGTAAATGGAGTTCCAACAAATCGCATAGTAAATAACGATGTATCCGTCCAAATATAAATTGCATTTCTACCAAGCTTTGCACCCATGATCCGTGATCCGGCGGCCAGTCTTTGTGTACCAGCACTATTTTCAGCTGTTGGTGTGTAAGTATTTATATCTTCTTGAGAAGAAAATCTTATAAACATATCGTCTTGTGTTGTAGTGTCTCCAATCGTAGTCTCTGTTCCAAAAAATACTAAGTGACGATCGGGAGTTGAGACTAACATATCACGGGACGCTGTTGGTGCACCTGATATAATAGTTGCTCTTGTTGCTGTTGCATTAGATGCATTTGAATCCCATTCAAAACAAGGACCATTAACAATTAAAGCAATTAAAGTTTGACCTAAATTGTCCAAGGACCATTGACCAGGGTCCGCTACAGAATCTGAACTTGTTGATGCTTCTCCCCAACCTACGTAATCGGTTCCATTAGTAACAGTGTCTCCACTAGAATAAGTTGATGGAGAAGTTCCACGTTGTGCTCTAACAACACCTGTTAATTCTGTTCCAGTAATTCCCGTGTACTTTATAAATTCTGTTCCAACTAATATATAAGCTGTCCCTGAAGTTGGAAATCCAGTTACACTTGTTAATGTAATTCCTGTTGTTTGTCCTGTGCTAGTAATGGCTGCACTTAAAGTTGTTGTTACCGCACCAACAGCTGTTCCACCAAAAGATGAAATACCATAACCATAAACGCCTAGTTGTTGAGCTGGTCCTACCGGGTAATAATATTTAACAGATAGATCTCCGTCGGTTGCAGAAGCACTGGCGTTAGATGCCATAGTAATAGTAACTGAAACAGTATCTACTACTTCAGTTATCATAAATGTTTTATCATCAAAATCAGCAGCGGAATAACCGGAACCTGTTGGGGGTGTAACGTTTTCAAGAAACAAAATATCTCCAGCAGTCATACCGGTAGTGGATGATAAAGTAATAGTAAGAATAGGTGAACCTGAAGTACAAGCTAGTTTATCTGTTAGTGCTCCAAAGTCTGTTTTGATAGGATGAATGTCATAATAAACACCCCCCGTGTAAACATATAAAATTCTATTAGTTCCTAGAATAGCATATTTGATGGATGTTTTATTAACCATGTGATGTAGTGCTCTTGTTGGACCACATAAATTAGTAGATCCTAGTTGAGACCAACCACCTATTTTCTCAGGTGTACCATATCTGAAACGTACATTTTCTCCCCCTGTCCACTGTGATTCAGCGCCGGTAGATGTGACCTGTTTATTAAACCCTGGTAAAAATCCTAATTTTTGTAACATATAAAAACCTTTGAAATATCTGATTTATCTTATATATTAAATAAATATAGAATGAAAGTATCAATATATGGGTATTTAAGTATTGTCTTTTGGTTTTTTAATGTCAACACTATTACCATATGTCATTTTTTGACTTAATTTATCATCAAAATTATTTTGAAATTTTAAAACAATTTCTATTAAATTATCTCCAAATTTTTTAAGCCCCTCTGCTGATAAATGTATTTTTTTATGTTTTTCTATAATTTTTATTTCTTCTTCAGAAAATACAATATTACCAGAACCATTTTTTTCTTGATTAAAAATCATTGTTTTATTCCAAAATATATTCTTTTATCTTTATGGTATTCTTTATTTATACCATTTTTATCAACGTAATGCAAAAAAACTTGATTTTGAAAATCCCCTTGAAACTCATCTCTCCAGTGTTCTACCTCACAACCTAAATAAATAGCAGCATCTCCAGATTTTAAATCAATAGATTCGTTATCCATAAATATAGGCCACGGTGTTTTATCTCCATTAATATTTACTGTAACACTTATTTCACAAGATGGTCTATCTGTATGTTTTTCTAACACAGCAAATTTTGTATAAGTTCTCCAATAAGCATATGTTTCTAATAATTCTTTTCCTGTTTCTTTTTCTATTAAGTCTTTTTTACTTATCATTAAAGATTCCATTACTTTATCTCCGTAAAAACGAGAGTCTCCATTATTGTTTTGATTAATATCAAAAGAATAATCATTTAATCTATGTTTAATGTCACAGTAGTTAGAAAGTAATTTAATCTCTTCAGGATGTAGAAAATTTTTTATAACTTTATATTTAAAGTCTTTTCCTATAGTGTTCATAATGCTACTTAAAACCTTTCATAATTATATTATATCAACATTAAACGAAATAATCATCTTGTAATCTTCATTTTTATTTTCTACAGATTCATGTTTTAAAAAAGCAGGAAAGGTTAATATATCTCCTTCTTCTATATTAATTGAAATAATTTCTTTATCTAAATTATATATTTTTGTATTTAAATATTTTTCTGGTATTTTCAAATAAAACACATTTGTAAAATGTACGTTACTATGCCGATGTAAACAGTGAGAATCTCCTTGATTATATTTTTGAAACCAAAAATTATTTGGTTCAACTTTTTCTGCATTAAAAACGTCGCATAAATTTTTTGCGTATTCTTCATATATATATTTAGTAAAATATTCTAAATATTCTCGTTTCATTGTTGCGGGTATATGCCAATCAGTATGAGAAATTTTACTTTTTTCTGTTTTTAAAGAAGTTTCTGGTATTTGATGTATTAAATTAATTAAATTTTTTTGATGAACTTTAAAATTATTAACCTTAAAAATATTTATATAGTTATTATTTTTCATTATTTTTTTTATCTTTTACAGTTATAAAAAAAGATAAAGTTAATCTTTCTTTAAAAGTATAGTCTATTGCTGGAGCATGTGGTCTTCCACCATAATATAATACTAGTCGATTAGGAAAAGCACTAATATATATATCTGGTACTTTATCCCACATTTTTTCAAAGAAAGCTGTGCCTCCATCAAAAGATTGTTCAAAATACATCATACCTGCAATGACAGTGCCAACAGAGTCTTTTAGCCCATCGGTGTGCACGTTTGCATAAGGACCATACGATTTTGATTGTTTAACTTCATCTGTTAATACTTTCCTAGATACAATTTCTAATTTTAAAATAGGGTCTTTTATTAATTTTTCTAATTCTTGATGTATTATTTTACTATAATAATTATTTTCATAATTAATTTGGTAACAAGGAAAAGCTTGAAATCTATTACCATAATATGTGCCTTCTGGTTGATACATTTCTTCATGAGGAATTGTATCTAATTCATTTTTTATACCAACAAAATCTTTATTTTTAAAAAAATTAGGTTTAATATAAATACCACCACTTAATATATAATCAACAACTCCATCTTTTACTATAGTGCCCATGATACTACTGAAAACCTTTCACCATTTTTTACTGGAGTAACTGTGTGTGGATACAAAAAATTACTTGGCCAAACTATTAAAGTGTTTTTTTTCTTAGGTATTATTTTTTCTTCTTCACTAATTGGATATCTAAATTTTAAATCACCACCTTCGTAATTATCATTTACAAAAAAAATACAACTAAAAGTTCTAGGAGTTGTGGTTCCATGATCAATATGAAAAACATAATGACCTTCTTCTGTATATTTTAAAACTTGTATATCTAAAACTTTAAAATGATTTCTACTACTAGCTTTAAAATGATTTCTACGACTAGAATGATTGCAAAGATCTAAATATTCATTAATTGCATTTTTAAAAATATATTTAAAAAAATTACACCAATGAACCTCTGTAAAACTTTTATTCCCTATATTATTTAAACACCATAGATTTGTGCTTCTTGTTTTTTCTTCTACTGAACTTAAACCCTCAGAGTTAGCTACTATAGTAGCTTTCTCCCAAGATTTATAATCTTTACATACTTTTAAAAAATTATTTAAAACTTTTTCAGGTAAAGCATTTTCAAAAATTCTTATATAGTTATGTAAATCTTTTTCTATTTCCATGATTTTTTAAACCAAGATATTCTTTTATAATTATTAATAACGTACTTATTAAAATTAAAAATATCTTTTTTCTTTTCTTTTATTTCTTCAAGACTCATTTTCCAAGAATCTCTTTTAAAAGGTATTACTTGAACATAAGGAGTACCTCTTTTTATAGTTGTTTTTAATGATTCATATTTATCACCATTAAAAACTATTGGAAAATTAATTTCTAAGTTATATGTGTCTGTATCGACTATTCCAGGTATAATAGAAAATCTATCATCTGTGTTATTCATAGGAGGTAAAAAAAGTGATGAATATCCTGGTGGTGTTTTAATTATAAAAGGGTTCGATATTTTATGAAAATTTAAGTTTTTATTTTTTTCTAAGTAAGGACATCCAGCAAGTTGTTGGGGAGGATGAAAGTCTTGACGACCATTATAATTTAAATTAATTTTATCATCTATATTAGCTGCACTGCTTTGCATTCCAGTTTTTTTTTCTCCATCAATTTCAACATTATGTTCAACATAATAATCAACAGGCATTTTTAAAATATAACCAGTAGTTAATGTATCTAAAAAAGGCATACAACCTTTAACAGTTTTTTGTTCAATACTATGGGTTAATTTTTTATACCAATCAGGAATATTTAATTTTGTAGGTTCTGGACAAATATCTTTATTATCTTCAATAATAAGTTTATTGCTGATGAACTTAATTTCTTTCTGAAACATGAAAGAATATTACTTTATTTTAAGGAATTTGTAAAGGGTGTATGTATGTTATAGAATTTTCTTCACAATATTCTTCCCATGTTTTATTTAATGAAAAACTAATTGTTGAAATATCAAAAGCATCTAAAGTATTATAATATGTTTGTGCTACTGAATAGATAGCTTTTGAATTATTAGAAGATATGTCTAAAAATTGTTTTAAAGAATATTTTATTGAATTAATGTTTGATGTTAATGAATTTGAATCGGCATAAGTTGTTGATGCTACATCATTAATTGTTACATTATCACCATCAATTGTAACAGTTGCTCTTGATTTTTTTAATTTTAAAAAATCAGAATCACTTATATTTATAGAAGAATAAATTTCAGATGGAAAATTTTGTTCATTTTTATCCGTATCGTCTTTTGCAATTTTAGATAAAATATTTCCTTTTCTAATAATATATGCCATAATTAAAATTACCCGTTATCGTAAACAGTTATATGTCCCCCACTACCGGCACTACCATTAGTGTTTGGGTTTGATGAAGGTGAACCACCTCCACCACCAGCTCCAACGTCTGGGTTTCCATGTAAAAAAGTATTATTGGATAATTCATTTCCACCGGGAAAAGTTCCTGCACTACCACCACTACCTGGAGCTGCATTACCACCTCCACCACCATTAACAGTGAATAAGTTTGTTACATTTGTTACATTTCCAGCACCACCTGCACTTCCAGGACCACCTCCGCTACCACCACTACCGATTGAATAAGCATATGTTGTACTAGCATCAACGTTACCAGCAAAAAATCCTTTACCTCCAGCGCCTCCGCCGCCGCCACCAGGTCTAAAGTCTCCTCCCGAGACGCCTCCGCCTCCGCCTCCGCCACCACCAAAACCATACGCTATGTATTTACTAGCGTTACTAGGTGTAGCAAAGTTTCCAGATGCCGGGCCATTAGCAGTAAATCTTAGTGTCATGTTTGCTGCTCCAGCACCAGCAGAAGCATCAATAACTCTTCCAGATCCATCAACTGTAATAGTTGCTGCTGTATATGAACCTTTAGCTGATTTAATTATTCTAGGCATATTTTAGACTCCTTAATTATTAGTCAGCCATTAAACTAAAAGAAACATGCCAAGATAAATCACTGGCTGTTCCCGCTGTAACGGCTAATAAATCTGTTTCATCTAACCAGATAGGTCCTGTTGCATCTAAGAAACTTAATGTTGAATCAGCTGGAACAGAAATTGTACTTCCTATTTTATAATAAGTACTTCCGTTGTCATTGCTTACTTCAATTGTAACATCACATGCGTTAGTGCCATCTGTATTAGCTATTAATATTGTATCAACTTTTGCAGCGAACTCTGCTGCAACGTCAATCATTGTTGTTCTGTTTGTATCGCCAAGATTACCCATAGCATTTGAAGGTGTTATCGTTGCGACATTTACTAAATTTGGTGTTGCCATATTTTATTCCTCGTCTTATTAATACTAGAAAAGCATTGAAAATGCAAGAGCCTTTCCTACTGTTGATATTTCACTTCCATTATACTGTACAGTCCCTGTTCCTTTAGGTACTAAATTAATACCTACATTAGTCTCTCCAGAAGCCGTGAAAGATGGGTTATTTCCTGTAGCTGCATTAGCGTAAGTAAGCTCATTAACAGCCGATCCCGTTGCAGTCAATAGAAATAATTCATTACCATTGGTATCTAAAATAGATGTACCAATTTTAGGTGCTGTTAAAGTTTTGTTTGTTAAAGTTTCTGTTCCTGTAAGAGTTACTTCATTTGCTTCTCCTAAAGCAGCTTCATAAACACCTGTGTTAGTTGCTACACCATCTACATAAATAACTTTCCAACCTTTGTCATCAGTTGCCCATGTAACTGATGCGCCTGAACCAGAAACTGCTTTAAGTTGTAATGTTTCTGCATTAGTAGTGCTATTTTTAATAAAATAAAAATTTTCTGTAAGAAGAGGAAATGTTAAAACTCTTGATCCTGTAAGAGCACCTGTTAATTCTATAACTCTGTGTTGAGCAGTACCTGTTAAAGCACCGTCTGCTATTGATAAAGCTGTAGTTCCTGACCCTGCAACAGCTAAAGATAAATAGCCACCTGTAAGTTGTTCTACAAGACTTAAATTTGCGTTAGTTTTTGTTCCCCAAGTACCAGCGTTTTCGCCGGTTACCATTAGTTCTATACCAAGATCTGTGTATGTTGACATTATTAATTCTCCTAATTTTGTTATTTATATTGTTTATTTAGTTTTAAGTCAAACATAATTATGGTGTTTTCGTTGTATATCCTGTGCTAGTTTTAGGTGTTTTAGTTGAGTAATCACTAACCGAAGTTTTAGAACTTTGTTTAGTATATCCTGTGCTAGTTTTAGGTGTTAATTTTCCATAGTATTTAAGAATTAATCCTGTAGCATTGACACTTGCTACTGCTTCTAGACCAGTTAATCCCATAACATCAGCAGGAGTAATGGTTCCTGTTGAAGATGTAGAACTTACTCCGGTTAAACCTATTTGCATAGCTGCAAGAGATATTGATCCTACTGATGAGGTTGCACTTACTCCTGTTGGAATTACAATAGGTGAAGACGTAATTGCTATAGAACCTATACTAGAAGTTGCACTAACACCTGTTAAATTATAAGCTGTTTCTATTGTAGTGGACCCTACACTAGATGTTGAACTCAACCCAGTTAATCCTATACCCATTTCCGTAGGAGATATTGATCCTACTCCAGAAGTTGTACTGACACCTGTTATAACAGGTGTAGAATCTATAACAAAACCTAAAGAACCAACACTAGATGTAGCACTAACTCCTGTTGGAGATATTACAGATGTTAAATCTAAAGTTAAAGAACCAACACTAGAAGTTGCAGAAAGTCCTGATGGTTGAATAAGTTTATTAAATGAATCTCCGTAAGGTTCTTCACCCCAGCCATTTCTACCCCAACCAACTAAAGTACCTGCATTATCAAAACTTCCAAGTTCTGTTTGAGCTTGTACCCCTGTCGGTGTTACAAGAGTAGTTAGATCAAGAGTTAATGATCCTACTGAAGATGTGGTGCTTAGTCCTGTTAGGTCTACAGGAATAGTTTGAGCAGCTACAATAGTTCCAACACTAGAAGTTGCACTTAAACCAGTTGGTTGTACGGCGTATTCTACACCCCAACCAGAGTTGCCCCATTCTTGTCTGCCCCAACCTTCTTCATTAAAAGCTGATACAGAACCTACTGTACTTGTAGTACTAAGACCTGTTAAAGAAACTGTAAGAGTATTAGATGCCCAGGAATTTTCATTCCATGCTACTGAAGGACTATCACCACCCCAGATAGATGCCATAAGGAATCCCTCCTTATGCTATCCGAAGAATTGCGTTAGATGCGTCTGCTGTTGGAAATTGAACAGTGAAAGTTCCACTTGATACAGTTTTGTCTCCACCAAATGCTATTGCACAAACTGCAGGATCACCTGTTGCTGAATCATTAAATATTAAACAACCGTTAGCTGTAAAAGAAGCTGATGTCCAAGAAATATCTGAAAAATCACAACATGCAGTATCTGTAGATAAAGCAGGAGTTACACTTGTAAGTGCTTTTCCTTTTGCAGAATATGCAGATCCAGATGTGTTAGAAATTTCGTTTGATGAACTATATGCTGTAGTTGATTTATTTAAAGTTGCTGAACTTGTGTATAAAGCTATGTTAAAAGTATTTCCAGATGATGCTGTAAAGTTATGTACTGCTGTTAAAACTTCTGTTTTAAAACTGTTACATACTGCCGATGTTATTGCCATAAAAATCTCCTAATTACTGAGGCGCTGACTCGATTGGTATTCTTATTGTTCCATCCGTGTAATCGTCTCGTCTTCTTCTTCCAATTTGCATTGCTGCAAACTTTTGTAGTTCAGTTTTATATCTATTTTCATATAGTGTCAACATATCAGTTGGACCTTTTAAAAACATAAATGCTTCTATTAAACATGCATATAATAGGCCCTGTGGAAAGTAATTACTTAAATAAGTATTAGAATTACCATCACTACCAGAACCTAATCCTGTGGGCATTGCGTTATAATGTATAATATATTTGTAATTAGCATCAGGTGTTGGAGCCACATATATAGCACCAGACGTAGCTGTGCTAGCCCCTGTTGTTGCACCACCAAACATTGAATAATATTTAGGTAATCCTGTTACATCTTGTGCAGCAGCACCGCCTGAAGTTCCTGTTAGATTACCAACGTATTCTGAAATAAATGTTTGATCACGTTTCTCTAACCATACTCCTTGGCCATTAGTGTTTGCTGTTGATTCATATACTTCTATACCTCTAACAAATAATAATTTTGTTGGCATTGTTATAGAATTAAAATCAGTTGCAAATTGTGCTTCTGCTTGAACTCTGTCTGAATCCATTGGAAGATCTAAATTAATTCTGTTTTGTGCAGCCATAATAAAACCATCAACAATAGTTTCTGTAAATACATTAGCATCTACTTCAGTATAATCTCTTATAGCTGTTACTAATGTTGAATATGAATATGTGGATACACCTGCCATAATTAACCTCTATCATTAACGGGTCCAATTGTACACTGAAAACCGCCTCCTGTTGCTGCGCTTGTAGCATTAGAAACTAAAGGCACAGTTAATGAATTATATAATGTTTCTGTTTGAGATGTTTTAGGACCCACAACTACTGTTGTTCCAACAGCTGTTGCAAGATATGATCCATACACTTTTGCACCAGAAGAATGTGCAATCGCTGTAGTATTTGCTAAAGTTACTCCTCTATAAGGAGCAGATGTTGCACGTGTACATCCTGTTAATGTGTGTGTAGTTCTCCCTGTATATTGAATTGTTTCGTTTGCATATGTTCCAACTAATAATGGATTAGTAATTGTACCTGCTGTTAAATCAGCTTCTGTCCAAACTTTTTCTATAACAATATATCCTGCTGTTGGAAATTCAGATCCATCAGTTAAAACAATTGATGTAGCAGAATCACTTATGTTTCCATTTAATGTTGTAGATAATTCTAAAGTTGTAATTGCAACCCCACCTACTGGTTGTTTTAAAGCACTAAATCTTACGTAAGATGTCCCTGCATTTAAACCATTATCTGGAAAAGCTACACTTAAAACTTTTGAGGCAGCGGTTGTTGTAAATGGATTGTTTGGTAAAATATCTTGCACTGCAAATTCTACTCTTGCAGGTCTTGCATGTAATAATCCTTGTGGATCAGCTCCTACTGGATGTGGTTTTAATTGTGGTTGCTTAGGTTCAAATTCAGAAATATGTACCCACGCACCTGTCCACTCTTTAACCATTTCTCTATATGGAAAAGCTGCACCTGATCTATCAGAGATTGCTAATGCTCTACTACCTTTTGCAAATCTAGCCATTATATATTTGGATAGTATGTCTTCGGAGTAATGTATGTGCTAGCTGGAGAACCATCTTCTGATAATGCTCTTGCTAACTCATCCTCGTACAACAACTTCATCTCCTGTGTTCGTTGTGGTGCAAACTTCATAGATAAGTAATA